TATCCTGCTGATATGTATAACCTGCAAGGTTAATAAGTACTTCATCAATCATACTTGATAATGTTGGCATTAGATAGTCCTTAATGCTGCAAGAGCAGATAGTCCAGTAGTAGATGCCAACTCGTTACAGATAGCATTAAGGTTTTTAAAGTTGTTGGGTTGACGATTAGCATCAGCCTTGTAGTTCAGAGCAGCAATTAAGCCCTTGCCTGTTGTCCCAGCCCAAGCATTGGCTGCGCCTTGTGACTCCTTGAATGCAGTCATTAGTGGATAATCTCCACCATTTGCTAAACGATTAAGTTCAGCACAAAATGATAAACCTGGAATGCTAGCCATTACTTAGCCTTTCTTTTAACTGCTGCGTTGTCTACTAAGTTTGGGTAAGGTCGACCTGCTGCTTTTGCTCTTGCCTTTGCTTTAGCCTTTTGTGCTGCAGTCAAAGGTGTTGATTTCTTATTAGGATTCTTCTTGTCCCAGAATGCTTTCTTTTTCACCACTTCACCTTGTCTGCCCAGTAGGCTGCTGACATCTTTCCTTTAGCAATATTCTTTGCGTGTCTAGCCTTAAATGATGCTTGACGTGCAGTCGGCTTCTTATCGCCAGTAACGCCCTGTTGACCAAAGCGAATAGTTTTGACCTTATCTCCCTCTTTAGCCACAACAACGTGTGACTTCTTAGGATGATTCGGTGTACGCTTAGGCTTGTTAAAGCCCGATACTCCTGCTCGCTTTAGTCTTGGGTCCATTATTTTTTCTTCGCCTTCTTAACAGTCTTTTTCGCTTTTGACTTGCCTGCTTCAGAGAGAGCAATAGCCACAGCCTGCTTACGAGATTTAACAACTTTCCCACCTTTACCAGAGTGAAGTGTTCCCCGCTTGAACTCGCCCATTACTTTCTCGACTTTGTTCTTCATCGTGTACCTGCGCCACCCTTAAAGCCTGGAATCTTTGTAACGTCGTAGTTATATTTTTCCATAAGTGTGCGGTAAGCCTTGTCTTCTGATGATTCACCACGAAGCATACGAGCACGCTCAGTTGCACGTAGGCGGGCATCATCTGCAGTCTTATCCTTAACAGGAGTTGCCTTAGGCTTTGCAGCAGGCGTAGCCTTCTGAGCCTTATACTTTGCTTCTAGCGCAGCAAGTTGTTCCTTAAGACGCTTCTTCTGTGCTGGAGTCTCAGCGGTATCTACTAACCAAGAACGCTTGTTCTGGTAATCGTCATATGACATTGGCATAATTATTTCTTCTTTCCCATTTTCTTGGCGGTCTTCTTAGTTACCATCTTCTTGCCAGTCTTCTTGGCTTCAGCCTTAGCCTTTGCCATACCTTTTGCTGTGTATGAAAACTCTTTTGTTCCTACTTTTGGCATTACTTCATCTTCTTCTTAGCGACTTTTTTAGCAACCTTCTTGGCAACAGCCTTCTTCGCAGTCTTCTTAGCAGACTTCTTCATCATCATTTCCATCATCATCATCTTCTTGTCCATTATATTTGTCCTATCTCTTTCATTACTTCGACGGATTGTTTGGTTATGTTTGTTGCAGTTGGCATAGTGTCAGCGTTGTAAGGTTTGTTGAGAACCTCACTTGCCGTGTATGCCTGTTGGATATGTTTGTGCGTTGTTCCTGCTGGTTGAATACCTTGTGCTCTTGCTTCTTTATAGGCATTCAATTCTCCGACCCACTTCTTATCAGATATATCTCGCTTGGCATCGCCAGTAGATAATTCAAGAAGTTGTATCTTGCAACCAAAGCAACCTTCTACATACTCTGGGTGTGTCTGTCTTTGATGTAATCCCATTTGTCCCTATACCTCTGTAAAGTTTGCCTCTGTAACGCCAACTCCACCAGCAATTAATGCTGCCTTTGTTGCATCGTCAACGTTATAGTTTCTGCCACCACGATAAACCTGCTCGAATGTTGGGATATCCGAATCAAGGATGTATCGCTGTTGGGAGTAGACTCCATTTTGCTTTACGATTGACACACCTACATCTAATTTATAGAAGTAAAATAGGCGTGCTCCACCAATAGGACCTTCTTGTACTGTTGGTGTTCTGAATAGCCAAGTAGCCATTAGTCCTCCTTAGTGAACTTACTGATGAGCAGAGGTTTCCCTCTGCCCACCCGTCAATTAACTACTAGAGAGCAGCGATTGATGAGCCTGTCTCCAGGCGGTAAAGTGCTTCTTCACGGTAGCGTGCAAAGCCGAGTACGCCGTACCAACCCATTGGGCGGAATCGCATCAACTTGTCAACGACTGGTCCGATAACAACGTGTGGCTCTTCAGCAACTGCCTGAGCAAGTGCTTGCTTTCCAGCAACGATTGTTGAGAATACGCGAGTTACTGGTGTAACTGTGATTGTTGTTGATACTGTAACTGCAGCAGAGTTAGCAACGTCAACAGTGATTGTTGTTGTTGAACCTGATGTTGCGATAGCAGTAATCTTTGCAGATGTTCCTACGCCAGTTCCTGAAATCTTGTCGCCAACCTCAGCGCGGTTAGCAATGACAGAAGATGAAGCAACGCCGAATGTGAATCCTGCTGATGTTCCTGCAACTGTTACTGCTGTTGTTGCCAATGCTGACTGGTCTGCACCTGACTTAGCATTGTACAAACGTGGTGACTCTACGAAGAATGCGCCTTCGTACTGTCCAATTTCTCCAGCCCAGATGTTATCTGGTGATGAGTAATTGTGTGGGTCGCGCCATCCTGCTGCGCCTGTTTCTGCACGAAGGTCGTGTGAAACTTCTGGGTGGATACCAGTCCAGAATAGTGAACCCTTACGGTATGCAGCCTTGTTTGAACGCAACTTAGCAACAGCCTTACGGATGTCTGCTGAGTCTAGTGTTGCAGCAGCAGTGATTGTTGCTGTTGAGGTTGCTGTTGAACCGCCGTAGATTACGTTTGTTCCACCGTTAAGTGTTGTCATCGCAACCTGGTCGATTGAGTCTGCAAGGTTGAACGCAATTACGTTAGCAATTGCTGGGTCAACATCTGCAAGTGAGAATAGTTCCAAAGCGCGTGTTACAAGAACAGAGTTACCATACTCATTAAGAGTAATTGTAACTGTGTTAGGTGTTGACAACGCGACTGAATCTGGGTCTACTGTCTCTGTTAGAGTATCTGTTACTGCGTTTAGGTCAACGTACTTCTGTAGAACTACTGTTGAACCTGGGATTGATTGCTGTGCTGGAGTCTTGTCTGCGACTGAACGAATTAGTGGTTCGGCGCGGAGAGCGAACTCAAGAAGACGGTCATACGCCTTCTGTACAAGACCTGCACCGCCGACTGTACCACCAAGAGTGGTAGAGCCTGTGGATGTATATGCGTTAGGCATATGCGGTCACCTCCAAGTGACTATGAACGGATATTATTGTTGTGAGCGTAGAATTGACAGAATGTCTTCTTCAGACGTAGCCTGTTGCATTCTGTATTCAATATCGTTTGCTCGGTCAGGGGTCATAGCGTTCTGTGTAACCAAGTCCTGGTTGCGTAATGCAGCGCGGTCTTCTTGTGTTACCTTAGAACTATCTTCGTTAACCGTTAGTCCGAACAAGTCTGCATTATCATCGAGCCAGTTAGAAACTGATTCTTCGCTAATGTCATCCAAGTCCTTCATTACTAAACGGGCTGCTTTAAGATTGACGCCCTTCTTTTCTAGTACTGACTTGACAGTTGCTTCACGCTGCGTCTTGGAGAATCCCTCAAGTTGCTCTGTGAGTTCCTTAATACGCTTCTCATCTGCACGCTTGGCTTTTCGTAACTTTTTAAGTAAGTCACTTCCATCCATCGGTGCTTCTTCGATTGTATCTAGGTCATCGTCTTCGTCGTCCCAGTAGTTGTTGCTCATAGCAACGCCACCCTTCTATTCGTAGTTAGTTCGCAAGCCTCAGATACCATTCGGGGAAATGGTCTGGCTCTTACTCCCAGTCTTTTACGCTGGCGGGGCTGGTCGGTCCGCTCAGGATTCTGTTTTAGATTATGCGATTAGCACGAGATTGTGATGCAAGCGCTCTAGGACTCATCCCAGCCTTGCCTGCAAAACGTGCCTCTTCTTTCATTGTTAAATCTTCTAGTGCCTTAAGTTCTGCAGCAGACTTGCCAATTACTGCATTTGTTAAACCAGAAACTCCAAGTGATTTAACTCCAGAAATTTCTGCAAGTTTCTGTTCTGTCTCACGCGCACGAGCAATCTGACCAAACTGCCCTAATGTGCTGGCATATGTGCCACCACCTTTAGCAATATTAGATGCTTGTTCAACGCTAATTCCACCAGGCAATTCTCTAGACAATCCAAGACCTTGGAGTTCTGCAGCAGAA